ATGCCCTACTCCGACCCTAGGCATTGCCACCATCAGCGCGTCACCCAATGGCTCGCCGCGATCCGACAGCACGCCGCATGGCTGTATGCCGCGGATGAGCAGTACGTGTACCTGGTGGGCGAGGCCAACGAGCTCTACCAGTGCGGCGTCGTGGGGTTGCAAGACAGGCACGACATGGTCACCGACGCCCTCGGCATGTACTCCTGGGCGATCGAGCACGGCATCACGCGCGAGACGCACTACTGCGCCGACTGCTGCTACGACGTGATCGACGCCGGCAATGTCGTTGGGACGGTGGATAGCGAGGGGATCTACCATGCGCCTGCCCCGGGGCGACAGCGACTGGGCTGTATCAGCCAGGATCCCCTGGACGGGCAGGTCTATCTGCGCCTGGGCCAGGCGCTTGAGCGTGCGGGCGTCGTTCGCGGCCTAGTGATCGAACTCGACGCAGGCGGCACGCTGCTGCTTGTCGAGCAGATCCCAAGCGACTTCCGGCCATGGCGGTGGGCCTGACTTTCAGCGCTCCGCTTCGTAAGCCGCGACGCCTGCGCCAACAGCGATCCATCCATCCGGTGAGTGCGCGGTGTCGCAGATCGACACTTCCACTGCCTGTCCCTCCTTGGGCTCGGCTGGAAGTATCGCCGCAGTGCGCCGGAGGTCGTTCGAAGACGGCGCGAACGTGCTTTCAGAGCAGTGGAATGCCCATATCCCGTGCTTGCCGGAACTGCCTATCTGGCGGTCCAGCTTTAACGTCCACTTCCCCGCCAATCGAATCACCAGCATCGCCCTGCTCCGTAGGAATAGGAAAAGGCCGTAGTCTACTCCTAATCCTGACAGGCCTGGCTCGCAGCCAGGAGCTGCGCCTCGTAACCGATCCGCTGCAAGCGTTCGGCGAGCAACGCACGGACCTTGGTCTGGATATCGTCGCTCTTCTTCAGCCCAGCGGTTGCCCAGGCCGGCACCTCCACCGCCGGCACTCGGCAAGGCACCGCCACCGGCACATCTACGCGCACCGTGCGCGGCTCGGCTTCCTGCCGGGCGGCGCATCCCGCCAGCGCGAACACCAACCCCAGCACCTGCACCACCTGCACCACCTGCGCCTTTCGGCTGCACCTGCCGAAAATCGCTGCACCTGCAGTCTTTCGCCACGCCTGCAGTTTCATAGGCCCAACTCCTGATCGATGACCGCCTCGGCGGCCATACACTGCTCACCGGCGGTTCGCTGGCTCAGCAGGCCCTGTGCTGCGGCATACTGCTCGGCGGCCTGCCGCCGCCCCCGATCCACGGCCTGCGCGGCATCCCGGGCGCGCTGCTCGCCGGACAGGTGCAGCGCGGCGACCTGCCTGCCCTGCTCCACCACTGCGGATTCCAACTCTCCCCGGGCGGCACGGCAGGCGACCAGATCTGCCAATGCGGCATCGAGCTGTGGCCGGTAGTGCCGCGCGCCGAGCCAGACACCGCCGGCGGCGCCGAGGCCGACCAGCACCAGGCAGGTCAGCGCGATCGAGATCACGCGGGCCGAGATCACGACAGCACCCTCTTCGCCCGCTCCCACAGCGCCAGGCGCTCCGCATGGCCGTTGAGCCCACCGTTGATCCGGCGGGTGATGGCTGCGAACTCGCCGCGGTCGGCCAGGTCGTTCAGGCCGTGCGTCGACCACCACCAGGCCGCCGAGATCGCCGCCCACTCCGGTTGCTCGAGCAGTTCCGGCTCTACCTCCAGCGGCTGGCCCAGCCCGGCGCCGGCGGCGCGGTAGTTCGCCCGGCCGGTGATCTGCAGCAGCCCGCGCCCGCGGAATCGCCAGCCGTCGCCGGAGGCCTCATCGCCGTTCCCGTTGCGCGAGGCGTAGGCGTTGTTGGCAATGGCCCGAGGGTTGCGCGCCAGGCGCTGCGCCAGAGCGTTGGGCTGGCCGTCGGCGCCGACGTATCGGCTCGGCCAGGTCGCAGCCAGGCCTTGGGCGCTGTAATTGAGGTTCTCCACCAGCCGGGTCAACTGGCTGCTCTCGTGGCCGACCTGGGCGAGGAATGCCGCCGCGCGCACCGGCGACGTGATACCGAACCGCGTCATCCCGCGATTCAGCGCACCAACAAAAACGCCGGCACGAGGGCCGGCGTTCGGGAGGACATGCAGCAACTGCTGCTCAGTGATAGGCATGTGAGCTCCAGAAACGACGAAGCCCGCGCAGGGCGGGCTTTCGTTCGTCGATAGGTTTGTCAGGTCGGCAGATCAACAGACCCGTCGAAATCCCCCGGAACGGGAACAGGCTCAGGGTATCTGGCAGCATGGGTCGCACCCGCCGGATATCTGTAAATGATCCACACCGAAATCGTGTCGCCTCGCCGCCGAACCTGGTAGACGGGATATGGATCGGCGAAGTCCTCCATCGTGAGTTCGGCGCCGTCTTCGAGATCGGGGAACGCATAGTCACGCCCCTCCACAGTGAGCACGCCACCCGAAACCGAGACGGTTGTGTAGTCGCCAAATTCCGCAGGCCCGTACTGCGGCGAAAGAACAAGCAAGAAGTTCATCAGAACCACCTCCCCATCGCGGATGCCGAGATCACTGTCGCTGTTCCAACCGCGCGCGACACAATGTCAAATCCGCGCAACGTAGCCGCCGTCGCGCTTGCGATACCGCCAACAGTGCCCCAGCCTGCTCCAGTCCCCCAGCGAAATAGCCCGGGGTTCACGGTTGGGCTGCCCGAGAAGGCGATAGGAAACGACCACGAACGGGTTCCGGTAAATAGACTCCCATAGGGAGCATCGATCGCCTGATCAGTAACGCTGGCGTTGAACCAACACATCTGTGTTCCGTCGGCATATCGCACGTAATCGCCATTCGCATTCGCGCCGCGCTCAATGATCGCACCAGACGGTATGCCGCTCGCCTGAGAGACTGCGCCGAGAATGCTGTCTCGCGAGTACAGCGCGCCCGAACCACCAAGTGCCTCCCGTACCGCCGCACTGCCGAGGCCGAGATCCCCCCGCGCTGCCGCCGCATTTGCAGAAAGCGCCCAGGGCTTGATCCCCGCCAGGGTTGCCCCCCACTGGTTGGCGATCAGGTTGAATCGATCTGACAGGTCCTTGTCGTAGCCCAGGATCGGCGCCACCGCATAGGCCTGGCCGCTGGCCGTGCTGCCCTGGTAGTTGGGTTTGATCGAGATGACCGTCGAACTGGCCACGTTTGTGACCTCGTACCAACGACCATCGGGGCCGCGAAAAGCATCGCCGACCCGGACGTTCGCGGAGAATGTGGTCCCAGTGCCGGTGACTGTCGGCGAATTCAGCGTGACAGCGACCGTGCCGGTGGAATACCAAGCCATATAGTCCTCCAGATGTGTTTACGCTACTGCAATGAGCGGCCAGTTGAATTGCTGATTAGTTTCCGTCTGAACAATTGATGAAACAAATATCAAGCTCATTGAGTTCTCAAGAAACCCAATACGCGGAGCCTCGGCAGTGATAAATGCGCTTACATTGAAGTGGCTAACTTGAAAGTAAGCCTCAGTTCCGTAGGGGAACGGCAAATACCACGTCTGCAGTGCCAAGCCGCCAGGCCAGTTCGGGTTATACGCATATTTATTCCAAACCTGCGCACCACCGACATAGCGAACGATGTCCCGGTTACTGTCGAACATCACACGCGACTGGGAGTCGAAAACCTGCATTCCCCACCCTCCGGTTTTCGGCAACATGACCGCGCCCGCCTTCCACTTTCCGCCGTAGACAGGGGGATCCACGTCTCGATAGATGCTCTGCCAGAAGGCGAATCCAGTCCAGTTCCCTGGACTGCCGATATGCCTGAACAAGTAGATCTGATGTGGACCATTAGGCCTGAAGTACACATACGGCTCGTACGGGGACTGGATCGCAGATGGATAACTTACGATAGTTTCGCTAGTTGTCTGTACGCCGTATGTTCCTGATGCCGCAATGTGAATACAAGGGTTCGAGTCATCGATAATTGTCTGCCCGCTGTTTCCCCGAATTAATACCCCATAGCTCATGAGAACATCACCGCATGCAGTACATAGGTTGTTCCGGATGAACCGTTCCAGTGGAACGTCACCACGTTGCCGGAAATTGTGTATAGGGGCACTTCACCGAATGCGTTTCCGCTCGCAATGATGAACACAACACCGCGAGCAGGATCGAAACCCGGCACCGTCACCGTCATCCCGTTAGTGATGGCGCCGAGCGACTGCCGGTAGACCGTGCGCGCCGATTGGCCGGTGAGCTCCATCAGGATGGAGCCGGCCGCATTTCTCAGGCGGATGCCGTAGCTCATACGTCGAGATTCCCGATCTGTACCCGCACCACCAGATTCGCGTCGTAGACCTTGGTGGCCTCCGCTGTCTGCCGCATGAAGCCACCAGACGTAGCGCTGTTCATCGTGAGCGAGCCGGACTTGTCCAACTTCCACAGCGGCTCGCCGTTGGCACCGAGGGCGGTCGACTGGATCACGTTGCCGATCTTCGCGTTGGTGATCGAACCGTCCTGGATCATCGCGTTGTTGATGAACATCTGGCCGCCGACGATCGAGACCGGCGCCACGGTCTGCCCGCTGGAACTGTTGAACCAGAGGAACCGATCAGCCTGGAACGCCATGGTCGTCACGCTCGTACCGCTGTCGAAGCCCAGTTGCCATCCCGCCGCATACTTCTGCCCGTTGGCATGCGCCTGGAGCTTCACGCTGTAGAGCGCCTTGACGTTGCCATCCAGCGAGGTAACCGCTTGAGAGGTGGTCTGGATGTTCGCCTCGTTGGTATCGGTGCGCGCGCTGACGGTATCCACCCGCTGCCCCAGGGCGCTGTCCGCGTTGGCGCGGACGGTCTGTTCGATGCTGATCGCCGAGGCGTTGCTCGCAACCTGGCCGGTGAGCTGATCCAGGCGTTGGACGGTTACAGCATTGTTCGACGCAACGACCGACTCGACAGTTGCGATCCTGCCTTCCGCCGTCTCGGTCCGCGCCTCCAGCAAGCTCGTCCGCTTCGCCTGCGCTTCGTCCTCGTTTGCCCGCACGGTGACTTCGGTGGCTGCTCGAGCAATGGTGTCCCAGCCCTTCAGCGCATCGGCCTTCTCTCCGGTCGCCGGCTCCCGGCGGGCGGCAGCCTGCAGAACATCCAGGCTCGAAGCCGCCGCTTCGACCTTACCGTCGAGCTCGGTGATATCCGCGGTGTTGGTGGACACCTGCTGGGCCAGGCCGTTGGCCGTCTCGATCGACTGCCCGATGTCGGCCCAGTATGTCGCGTTTGGCGGAGAGGCGTTGAGCGGCACAGCCTGCTTCGCCTGATACAGCCGGTTGCCGACCCGCACGATATCGTTCTTCGCGTAGGTCTTCGTCGGGTCGTAGGCCAGCACATCGGTCAGATTGTCGATCTGGTCCTGCAGGCCAGTGATATCGACCTGCATCTGATCGATGTCGGCGAAAAACTGTTCGCCCAGCGCGGACTCGACGTACTCCTTGGTGATCAGCTCGTTGTACTCGCTCGCATCCGTCGAACTTATGCCGTCGACCCAGGCCGACCAGGGGCCGACGTTACCGGTACGGTCGATCAGCCGCCCGCGGAAGGCCAGGCGAGCGCCGGCCGCCAGCGAGGTCAGCGTGTGGGTGTCGGTCGGATACGCGAACAAGCCCAGGGCAGTTGCGTTCTGTTCGCTGCCGCCCGGGGTGAGCGACTGCTGGATCTCGGTGTAGGCGGTGTCCGCCGCGCCACTGGCCGGGAATCCCCACTCCAGGCCGATCTTCCACGGCCCGCTGGTGGTACGCAGGAACGCCAGCGCCGGCGGCGCGCCGGTCTTGCCGCGGAGTTGGGTCAGGATCGAGCTCTTCCAGACCGACGTGATGTCGAACGCCGACACCGCACGCACTCGCGCCAGGTATCCACCTGCGTAGATGCCGGTCACATCGACGCTGGTGGTGCCGGCACGCGGCAGGCGGATCCAGTTTCCACTGTCCTTCTTCCACTCGACGTCGTAGGCGACAGCCCCTTCCACGGGGGGCCAGGCGATGGTCATCGTGCTGACCGCCAACCCCTGATCGAACTGGTAGTGCGAGGTCAGCGTGACGCTCGCCGGCGGAGGTACTGTGGTGATCGGGATGACGCTGATCGGGCGGCTCTCCAGCTTGGCGCCGGTGTCGATCGCTGAGAACTTCCCGGGCTCGTACTGCAGCGCAGTGATCTCGAAGACACCCCGCTCCGGCTGGCTGACTTTCATCACACGGTAGAGCGGCACCGCCAGGTCGTCGGCATCGAGGGTCCAGACCAGTTCCGGTAGCGGGGTCTCGCTGTAGGCTGTCGTCACGGTCACCGCGCGCCCTGCGACCGACTGCACGGTTCGCGCCTCAGCCTTACCGCTGGGCAGGTTCAGGAGCAGCCGGTCGCCAGCCTTCGCCTGAGTAACGCGATCCAAGGTGATCACTCGGCCAGCAACCGCCGAGATCCTCCCGCCGATCTCCCGTCCAGCCAACAGCGCGTCAGCCACCGGAATCACCCATCCCGGCAGCGGAATCGCCCCGTCCATACCGGTACGGAACGTTACCGTGCGATCCTGGCTGTTGGTCAGGATCGCCCATTTTCCGCGCCGCTGGGCCTCACTCTCGCGGGTGCAGCCAATGGCTGCCACCTCGACCGGGTTGTCGCCGTAACGCCGCTGCAGGCGCTTATCGGTGGCCACAGCCACGTCGGTGTCGTAGTTGTTCGCCGGATTGTCGTAGCTGACCAAGGCACGGCTGTAGCGAGTGCGCTCACTGGCCGAGCCGTAGCTGAAGCGGCCGTCGATGACATTGGCCCGGGTGTAGGCGAAATCGATGTCGGTGGCGCGCGGGATATCCGCCTGGATCTTCAGTTGGCCCTGGGCCCAGTACGCCATGCCGCGGTAGATAGCGGTGAGGTCGCGCAGCAGCTCCCAGGCCCCGGCGCGGCTTTGCAGGTTCAAGTTGCAGGTGTGTCGCGGCTCCTGGCCACCCTTCCCATCCGGCACCAACTGGTCGCAGTACTGGGAAATCCGGTACATCTCCCAGCGATCGACCATCCAGGCCTTGATGCGTTTACCCACACCGAAACGATCGTTGGTCACGATGTCGTAGGTGTGCCAGACCGGGTTGTCAGTCCAGGCCTGCTTCATCGTGCCGTCCCAGATGCCGAGGTAGGCCCGGGTCTCCGGATCGTAATTGCTCGGCACCTGGACCTTCCGCCCGCGGCAGTCGACTGTGACAGCCGGAATGTTGCTGAACTGCTCTGCGCTGAACTCGACGTACAGCAGGGCCGTGTTCGGGTAGCGCAGTTTCGCGTCGATCACCTCGGTGTAGCCGGCGATCAGCATGGTGTCGGCGATACGGTTGTTGTTCTGGTTCGACGTCAGGCGCCGCACGCGCAACTGCCAGCCACTAGTGGCCGCCGGCAGGTCGATCCGGCGGGAGCGCTCGTAGCGGGTGGTGGTCTTGCCATCGACGGCCTCACGCAGCACCTCCTGATAGGCGCCGCCGTCGGTGGCCAGATCTACGGCGTATTCGATCCGGTACCCGCCGATGTTGCCGTTGGTGTCCTGCTGCTGGAGCGCCGGCCAGGCGAAGCGCAGGCGCACTGCGGAAAGTTGGGTATTGCTCAGCGAGCGCACCCAGGGCGTATCGCTGCGCAACTCGACGTTGACACTGGATTCGTTCTCAACGGCAGGGATGCCCGGGATGTAGTCCTGGTCCACCGCCCCCACGCGCCACTCCCACTTAACGTTCGGGAAATTCAGGTTACCGCTCGGGTCCATCAGCGGGGTGTTGTCGAGGTAGATGTCGCGCTCGCTCGGAACGCCGGCGAACTCGCCCTCGCCCACGGCGAGCAGAATCTTGGCCATCGCGACCGAGCGCAGGCTGTCGGCTGCCTCGACCGGCTGTTTCGGCTTGCTACTGCCGCCCTTGCGGCCGGTCAGGTGCTGGTGAACTGCGCCCATGGTTTTCTCCAAGCATAAAAAAGCCCGCTTAAGCGGGCTTATCTTCTAAATTTTGTGGAAGGCAACAATCTACCAGCCAACTCTCATGATCTTCATGCATTAGAAACGAGGAGTGCAGGCCCACACAAAAAGCCGTAACACTGAGCTGCCGACTAAAACTCTCATCGCCTACCGCAAGAGCATAATAAAATACTATCGCCCTTTCCGAATCCGTGAAAAGCGAGCGGTACATTCTCATTAGATTCGCATCAAAATCAAGTTGCTCCTCCAGATAAGAGAGTATCAGCCGAACGTACGCAATATAGGGCTGCAACTCCTCCCCATTACTTTCCCAAAACATATTAAATATCTGCTCAGCAGTCTTGGGATCATTAGCAGAAAGCTTTATAGCTCCTCGAAGCCCGGTCTCCCCTTCCTTTCTGATTTTCGCTTGAAACATTGCATCCAATCTGTCTCTGAACACCCTCAAACAGTCCTTTCCTACAGTTCTACCGTGTTCCTTACTCACCAAGTCAATTGATGAAACCAACATCATGTGATTGTCTAGAAGCTTGTAAAATGTCGAAACATTAGCCTGCCGCTTAAACTGCTGAACTTGTTCGTCTAACGCCCCTGCCGACCTCGCAAGCTCTTTCCTTGTCTCTTTAAGTTCCTCCTTCTGGAGAACTATTGTAATTAGCAAGCCAAAGAAAGTTAAGAATGTGAGAAGTGGATTTGCCACACCACCGAAGAAATCTCCAAAGGCACCATGCGCCTTAACACCAAAAAGAGACAAAACGACATCAACAACTAAAACACCAACAACAACTATCAGCGCACATACAAACAAACTAAAAAGCTTTTTAACTCCCTGCTCATCATTCGGCGACACCATCCGCTCGAAGGGTCCAGAGGCTTTGTCGAAGAATCGAAGAATCCGTTTCAGCATAGTGCTCTCCTTTAAAAAAGGAGGCATTTTGCTATGATTTATCTTCAGCGTAAATCGAGGCGCTGATGATCGCGCCGCCCCAGCGGCGCTTCCCGTAGCAGATCGGCACCGGGTTCCCGCTGGCGGTGGTGTTTCTGGCGCTGCCGAAGGCGTAGCTGGGAAGGTTCTCCGGCGCCGCGCTCTGCTTCAGGCCCTGGGCCTGGGGGCTGAGCATTTGGATAACGCCGCCAATCGCCATCGCCACACCTGCTGTCCCCATCGCCCCAGTCAGACCACCAGCAGCGGCGAAACCACCAGGACCGGCCATGATAGTCGCCGCCACGATAAGGGCAACGCCCACAATCGTCTGCACCAACCCGCCACGCTTCCGGCCACGCATGACCGGAGCAATGCGAATTTCCTCGGCGCCCCCGAACTGCAGTTCATCTTGGGAAATGTTCCGTTTCCCACGGAATACAGCGAACTCCATACCTCGCAGGTGAGCATTGGCGAGGAAGCGCTCGAGGCCAGGAATCTGCACGCACAGGGCCTTGATCGCTTCCGCAGTCGACCCGACGAGCATACGGTACTCCCGACCGAACTGCCGGAGCGCGCCGTAGAGTTTGATGGTGGTCATCGGAGTGTGGTGCGCTGCGGTGGACATGTGTTTCTCCAGGTAATAAAAAACCGCCCGGAGGCGGTTTATGCGATTATTCATTCCTTCCGTATGAAGGATGATCGGCCGTACTTCGCCTCATAATCAGCAGCCAGTTTCCGGCATACCGACTTAGCGAAACGCCTAGCCGACATGTCTAAAAGTCGATCATCAACATCTTTCCAGCACAAATCGATAGCTACTCGAGCCCTATCCTTATCCCTGGACTCAGGGGTCTCTGTGCTTTCTAGAATTGCACCAAGAATTAGGAGAGCCACCAGAGCACCTATTGGTAGCAGCACTAAACAGATCAGGACTTTTTTTGCTGCCCCCATAGTGGGCTTTTTAGGATGTTGCAGTAGCCCTACTTCCTCATTAAGTGCTTCGCCACAGTACCTGCACTTGATTGCCTCACCCTTGATTATTTCAGCGCAGAATGGGCATTTTTTCTCGTCAGCTTCCATACGACTCTCCACAACAAGGATGGCACAGGATAGCAAACAGCCAGCAGCAAAACCCACCACAAGGCCGGGTTCAGGCGTCCGAAGGACAGGTCACTCGCGCTGCCTCATCCGCTCGATTTTCCGGCTCTGGTAGTCATAGCAGCTAATGAGGTTCGCTAGCGTCGCTTGAGCAAACCTGAAAACCTTGTCCGCGATGACAGGATGATTGGCGGGAGTCGAGTCCATCGACTTGATTAGGTCACGATGGCTGCGAGCACAGGCATCGTTAGGAGGCGGGCAGTACCAAACCCGGCTAAACACCGGGCTTTTCATGGGAACCAGATGCAAAAAGCCCAGCGCGGGGCTGGGCTCTATACTGCTGGTTAGCCTTCGTACTGGAAGATCCATTGCATCTTGCAATCATTCCCGCTAATGCTGTCAGGATCCGGATCCTTCAACGAGACTTTGTTCCAGATAGGATGGCTTGCGTCTCCTAATGGCCATGAGTGACGACAAGAATTGGAACCAACTGCCGGGTTATCCCAATATACTTTGAACGACATTTTCATATTCTGGGGACCGGCATTCTTATAATCACCACATATCAGATACTCAACCCATCCTTCAGTGCCAACCGCTCCACCGTTTGACTCAGCCCCCCAGGCAACGACTTGGCCTGGAGCAATAGACTCTGGCGGTAGAGACCCACCCATCCAATTACTATGCTCCAAGCTGTGCTTGAATAATACCAAACTATATGGACTTCTATTAACAAGCGTTATTTTTACAGACCTAAAAGCGCTAGACTTAAAGTTGACGATATTAGCAAATTTATCATCAACCTCAATATCTTCTGAAGCAAGACTGTTACTAACTGAGTTAAATGACTCCAGAGCTGACGAAGAAAATTCCTCAGATATCAACTCTTCAGGTGAAAACTCTCTGCGAGGAACTACTCCACCGCCAAAAACATTGTTAATCCAGACCATCGCACGAGCATAACGGAGCTCATCTTCTGAGTTCGACATAGCGCCTCCCTTTCCTTAGTTGGCAAGTACCGTATGAACAACAGCATAGGGAGATTAGCAGAGATTTTTAGGCGCAACCCATTATCGCTGCCTGTCCACCCATCTACCCTGGACGGAAAGCCAGTACATGGCCTGGGTCTGGGCGTAGTAGCGTTGTGCCTCCCAACGAACCGCCCCGGACCGTTGCCGGAAAGCCCATGGACTGGGGCGATCAAGACCTAGGAGGTCAAATGGTCAAGCATCTATTCATTCCTCATAACCTGAGCGAAGACTTTGACAAGGAAAAAGCTGCCGCAATTCGTCGATCGTTTGATGCAGACGATGCGGAGATGCTGCTTTCTGCGCCCACCACTAACACGGTTTCCAGCATCGAAGGCAATAAGTATTCGGGCATAGTGAAGCATCACTTTGAACGTAATGACAGCCCGGTCCATTACGAATACCGGCCAGATGCTGAACAGGGCTCGAAATTCATAATCACCAAAGACAACCGTGACTGATGGAACGAGGTTGAAATGGGAATCAGAAGTCTTGTGCAAAATCTCCCCAAAGACCCCGACAATCTTGGATGGGTTCTGGGCTGGGCAGTTGTCCAAAGCTCTCCTTGGAGGTTCGTGGATATTTACGCCTCTGAAGCCACTGCCCTAGCGGAAGCTGCGTCACGTGGCGTCGGGTTCGCAGTCGAGTACGGCTCGCATCAGGTGGGCACCGATAACTTCGTCGGCGGCCTCACCCCTCCGACAGATTAATCCGAGCCTCCTTCGGCTCTACCAACGAGAAGCCGAAGGAGCACTGTCCTGACTTCAGAACTGCCGTGAGGCCGGGCTCGCCGCAAACTAAACGGCGATAACCCGGACCTCCGCTGACCTTGCCAATGAGTCGCTCTACTCGCACCATCTGGGACTCCTTCTGCAGCGCAATTTCTGCAGATCCCAGTAAGTTAAAAATGCGCAGCTCGTAGACTTCACACATGACATCCTCCTGCGGCCAGGCCGCTCAGCTTGTTCTTGAGTCTTTGTGGCGCAGCACTAGGCGAGCCCGCTCGTGCCAGTTACCGCCGTAGACGATGATCTCGCTGGGCTTTCCGTACAGGTGGTGCAACAGGAACGGGCCAGCGCCGAAAACTTTGGTCTCCTCGCCCGGCAGCGACGGATCGTCGCCCAGGTAGATCCCGGCGTGGTTCGGATGCGCGGTGCGCCCCACCGCCATCACGATCATGTCGCCGCGCTGCGGCCGATCCACCCGGACGAATCCTGCAGCCTCGAACTGCTGCTCGTAGAGGCTCGGACCGTCTGCCCGCTCCCACCAGCCATCGGCACGCTCGAAGTGCGGGAACTCGATGCCCCACTCCCGCTGGTACCAGTCGGCGCAGACCTGCCAGCAGTCCTGCACCCCATGCACGAAGGCGCGCCCGAGCAGCGGCACCTGGTCGACGGGCTCGATGGTACGCAAGTCGCCCTCCGGCCAACTCAGGATGTGCCATGTCAGGCCCGAGGCGTTGCACATAGCGACGTCTGCGGCACTCGGTCGGCTGGCGGCATCGGGATGGCTGTGCACCACGGCGACGATCTCGCCCTGGTCCTCTGCCCCTGCATACGCCTCCGGTGCGATGCGGAACTCCTCGCCGGCGTCGGCAGCGGTGTTTTCGCAGGGAATGTACCGCTGGCTCCGGCCAGAACGGATAATGAGGCCGCAGCACTCGCGCGGGTACTCTGCCGCGGCATGCTTCCGCACGGCAGACAGGATGTGCTTGAGCATGGTCAGCTCCTGGCGATGATCGAGACGGCAGGGAAGCCGCCGAAGGGCAGTTGGTTGCCTTCACCGAAGCGCGGGATGCAACCGGTGCCCAGGCAGGCATCACACTCGTCCCGGGCTGGATCATCGGTGGGGTTGCCGTCGATGTCGAAGTACGGGCCGGTGTAGCCGCAGTCGGGCCCGCGGTACCCGCCCGTCATCGCCCAATGGCACAGGGTGGTCATCTGCCGGCCGACCTGCTCGCCGCCAACGTCGCCTGGCGAGGCCAGTTCCCAAGCCACGTACTGGCCGTCCTCGTTGGTTTTCTGGTCCAAGTACCAGATCTCGACGATCTCCTGGGAGGGATCAGCGTCGGGATTGCCGCCAGGGAAGTTCGCCGCGTCCAGATACTTCGCCAGCGTCGTCCGGATGGTGAGGCGGAACTGGAGCAGGTCCTCGAACGCCAGGCAGAGCGCCGTAATCCGGCCATTGACGTTGCCGGCGGTGAAGCTCGGCCGCGCCGCAGTACCATCGCTGTTCGCCTCGATGCCCTCGATCTGCACCGGCCAGGCCGCGTATTCGTGGCTCTGCCACCAGATCGATTTCGCCGGCAACTGGTCGGCGTTGGCGCCGGCGGCGGCCAGTTCCTGCGGACTGTGCGGGATAGCGTGACCGTGGAACCGGACCACGTCGGCGCCGAAGTCGCTGCCGTCGAGCTCGAACAGCACAACCTCGCCGCCCGGCTCCAGCTTCTGGATATCGGTGATCAGTGTCATGGATGGAATGCCTGTTCAAAGGTCGCGGTCAGCCGGTAGACCCGGCCGCCGAGGTTGACGGGCCGGTACCCCGCACAGGTGTAGAAGCCCAGGCCGCCCAGGGGCGGCGTCCAGAGGAACGCCCGCGCTCCGGTGTGGCGGTCCAGGAAGTCCATCGCGGCCTTGATGGTCGCCGCCGGCCCGGTGATGGACACAGGCCAGCTCTGGGACTTGCTGTTCAGGCCTTCGCTCACCAACTGCTTGTAGCCGTCACCGAATTGCGCGGACCTGGTGGCGAAGGTGATGTCGCCCTCGCCACCGCTCTCGGTGGCCCAAGTGAAGGTTTCGATTGCCATGTGCTCTACCCGTTGATGGCCCGGCCGATCGCACCGTCACGCCGCAGATCACGCGCCAGGAGTTGTCGGTATTTCTGCTCGACGAACGTCCCGATGTCGCGACCGAACTGGTCCAGGCCAGGCTGGCTGCTGGAGACGTTGGCCGAACCATCCGAGGCAATGTTCACCTCGACGTTGATCTGCGAACCGCCGCCGCCCATAGCGCGCACACCGAGGGCGCCGGATGAGGTTCTGGTCAGCGGCATCACTGCCTCTGGCCCCGCTTCGCCCATCACACCCAGGCGGCCGCCGCTCATGCCGAACGCGGTTGGCGTGCTGACCACGCTGTTGGTGAAGGCCCCGCCGGTGGCGAACATCTGCACGCCTCCGGCGAACGCGCCACCGTTGGCGAACAGCCCACTGCTGCTCACCAGGTTGTCGACGCCCGACTGCACGGCAGCGTTTCCACCGCCGAAGAAGCCGCCGAAGAGGGACGAAAGGGCCTGCGAAGCAGCGGCGCGCGTTGCAATCCGCGCCATGTCCGCCAGGATGCTCTTGGCGAAGTCGGAGAACGACAGCTTGCCGGTCGTGGCGAAGGTCGCGACCGCATCTTCCATGCCGCGGAAGGCGTTGGTGAACAGGTCATGTGTCTGTCCGGCGACATTCCTGGCGCTTTCGAGATAGTCGTTCCAGGCTCCGCTCGCTCCGTTGCTCCAGTCTGACTGGGCAGCGGTCATCTGGTCGTAGTTGCTGACCACGGTGTCTCGCAGGTCCTGATGCGCCTTTGTGAGCGCAGCCAGACGTTTCTCGTACTCCTCGTCCGACATTTGCCGACTGGGATCGGAGCGCTGGTTCTCCAGGTCCATCAGTTGCTGGTTGTAGCGGTCGTCGAGACTGTTCAACTGCTCGAAGCGGGACCTCTCTCGTCCGCCCATACTGACACCGGCCGCAGCGCGCTCGCCCTCCAGGCGCAACGCATCGACCTGCGCCTGCAGCGCCTGCGTATAGCGCTGCACCGACTGCTCCTGTCGCCGTAGCCGCCCCTGCTCGCTGAGTTCGATCTGGTTGAGCTGTGAATCGGCGTCCTGCTGCGCCTTGACCAGCGCCGTCCTGGCGTCGGCGATCTTCTGGTCGAGTTGGATTCGCTGAGCAGCCGAGGTTCCTTGCTTCGCCTTGGCAGCCTCCAGCGCTGCGATCTCACGCTCGTAGGCATGGGTGACCTCATCCCGCTCCTGCTGGATGATCGAGATCCGCTGCTGCGCGTAGCTTTCCGCGCTGATCACGCCTGCGCGTTGGGACGCCTCCAGTTCCTTTTGCGCATTACGGTAGGTCGCGGTGATCTCGGCCAAGCTGTTCTTCGCGGCGTTGGCCGCGCGTAGATCCACCGAACCGGCGGATCCCTTCTGGTCCTTGTACTTGGCGTTGATGTTGGCGATCTCGCGATCGATGGTCGCCTGCTGCAGGCGGTCATCGTTCGGGTTCACCTCGCGGATCGCCTGTAGATCCTTCTTGTACTGCTCCAACTCCTTGGCGCGCTTCTGCTGGTTGGTCAGCGCCGCCCTGGAACGAGCGTCGATCCGGTCAATAGCATTCTGGGCGGCCTGTTCAGCCCGAGCGCGCTCGCCGGCGGTTCTGGCATCGTCCTCCATCGCCTTCTTCCGCTCGCGGAGCATGTCGAGCTCTTCGCGCAGGCGGTTCCGGCTCTCGTCGCGGTTGCCGACCAGGCCGAAACCACCTTGATCGAGCTGGGCAAGGCGCCGCTCCACGTCGGCGATCTGGGAGTCGATGTCCTGGCGACCAATGCTCTTGGCATCATCCCACGCGCGCTTCGTAGCACGTGCGACTCCATCCCAAGCACGCTCAATCCAACCCAGGTTCTCCAGAATCTTCGGGGTCCGCTGGTTGATTGCGTCAGCGTAGGCCTCAGTCGCCAGCTTCACCGCGCCGGCGTGATCCCCCTGCTCCTCCAGCGCCTTGATCTGCGAGTAGACGGATGCGGTGAGGTAGTTGTACTGCTCGTTCAGGGCCTTCGAGGCCTTCACAGGGTCCTCTCCCAGCCTCACGAACTCGGCGACGGTATCCCCCACCGCGCGGCCAGTCGCCTCTTCCATCGACAGCGCGGCCTGGGTGATGGCAACGAAGCTTTCGCTGGCCAAGTCTCCCTTGCCCGCCAGGGTGGCCAGCACTTCGGCAGCAGCTCCGGTCGTGCCAACCGTATTGCTGACTTGGCGCGCCATTTCGCCCAGTCCAGAGGCGCAGGTACCAGCGTAGTTGCCGGTCATGATCAGCGCCTTGTTGTATTCGCCCTGTTCCTTGCTGCCCAAGTACGCCGCCGCAGTCACACCACCGACCGCCGCTGCCAGCAACCCAATCGGGGCCAGGACGCCGATAACACCGCGAGCGGCGCCGCCGGCGTTCACACCGATCTCGGCGATGTTGTGGGCGGCGACCCGCCAGTTACCGGTGGAGAGGGCGTTGCCCAACTGCAGCACGTTCTCGCGCGCTTCCTTGCTGGTCAGCCCGAGCTTGTTGATCGCGCCGCCGGTCCCTTCGATGTCCCGCCGCTTCGCCGCGATCTTCTCCAGGCCGGCGGCCAATCCGGCGTCATCCAGCCCGCCGGCGGCGCGAAGCCCACGCAACGCGGCTTCCTGCTTCTCAAGCCTGGCCAACGCGGCGGTCACCGGATCGATGCTGTTGACCGTGCGTTGCATCGCTTCGATCTGACGGTTCTGCGCCGCAACCAGGCGCTGCTTCTCGGCGGCCTCCTTGGTTTCCGCCTTCTGCAACCGGTCATAGGCCGCACCCAGGCGATCCTGATACTGCGCCTCGTCCTGCAGCGTGGTCAGGCCGGCCTTGCGCGCCCGCTCGAGCAAACTCTCGGCGCGAATCAGATCGTCGATGTTGGCGACGTTGCCGGAGAGCGCCCGTTCCAACTGGCTGATGATGGATATCTCGCCAGCGGCACTGTCGTATACCTTCCGGCTGGCAGCAGCCTGGCGTTCACGCGCACCGGCCGCCTTGTCGACACTGCGGGCAGCGTCCTCCTCCGCGCGCGACACTCCCTTGGTGGCCTGCTCGAGGCCCTTGCTGGCGTCGGACAGGTTGTCGATTGCCTGTTCGGCCTGATCGGCGGAGTCGACCAGCTTGTCGAGGTCCTCGGCCGCCTTTACGGCCGGGCTCGAATCGACCTTGATGCCCAGTTCGGCGAAGTTGCTCATCCCGACTCCCTCTGCTCGCGGAAGGCCTTCAGCGCAGCGTCTTCCATCACCCGGATATCCGCGAATACCGCGGGTTGCTCACCAGCGGCTACGCCGCACATCTGCATCACCACCGGCAATGCGGTGTAGTCCAGGCCTGTTGCGCCACACATGCCAGCCCGCCACTGGGTGCTCATCGCCTCGAAGACGATGAATGCCGTCCAGTTGCAGGGCCAAAGCTCCATCTGCTCGTCGCTTTCGTCGAAGTCATCTGGAGACAATCCGAACTGCGCCAGCTCCTGGGTGCTGGCTACAGGCCGATAGAGCTCCTGTGCAGCGCGCTTCAGTTTCCCAAGCGCCCTCTGCTGTAGGCGCTCTGGTAGGCCTCGAGGATGGACTCGGGCACGCTGACTAGGGACGACACCAGCAGCCGAACGTTGTCCTCGGTGAACGCCTCGTCGAACCCCCACCCGGCCACAACGGCTTGTACCTGCTCGACCTGGAGGTCGATCTGAGCCTTGGTGAACGCTTCCAGAGACTGCTCGCGAGTCTCCTCGACCAGGCGCTCGAACCGCTCTCCCCAACTGCTGTAGAGGTCAGCAAGGGCTTCACGATCCAGGTACTTGAAGGTGAATGGCACCTTGATGGACTCCCCGCCGAGGCGGGGAATCTCCACACTGGATTCGAAGGTGGGGGCCTGCGCGATGCTGAACTTCTTCGCCATGACAGTTCCTTAGGGGGCCGGGTTGTAGCGAACCGGGCGGCCATCGAGAGCGATGGTCAGGGTCCGGGTCATGATTTCGTTGACGTTCAGGGTCGGGGTGTCGCTGACCGAGACGTAGCCGTTGTAGAAAACCTCCGATCCGTTGCGCAGCGTCAGGCGGATCACCTGCAGCGCTTTACTCTGGTCCGCCGCCTCAATCACCGCCCACTGCGGCAAGTTGGGGTCGTCGGCGATCGGCATCGAGAACGACTGCGCGTTGCGGAAGGTAGGCAACTGGCGCTGGTCATCGTCCTCGAGGTACTGGTACTGGACGAACTGCTGCTCGCCGCCGGAGGTGGTCGGGTTCATCACCTGCTGGATCTGCTGCCAGGTGAGGACCTTCTTCGCCGAGCCGATACCGCCGCCGGCCGGGTAGCGGATCACATCGGTGGTATCGATATTGCCCAGGGAGAAGGTGTCCTCGGTGGAAACTGCGACCTTGACGGCTCGGCCGTTCAGGCCAGTCCAGCCGGACACCAGCGACACGACGTCACCGACCAGCAGGCCGTGAGCATCTGCGGTAGCAACCGCTGGCTTGGCGTTGGAGACAGCGGTAATCGGAATAGCCGGGCCGTAGGTGGCAGCAATGGCCAGCAGCGCGCCGTTGGGGAGGCTTGCGGACATGGAGTTTTCCTCGTGTGGAAATGAAAAAACCCGCTCATGGCGGGTGCTGGTGTGCCCATGCGGGCGATCAGAAGATGTCGGCGCGATAGCCGATGGAGACTGGCTTGGTATCGGCGATGTCCCCCGATATCCAGGGTCCCGGCGCTGGTGGGCTCACCACCTGCACAGAGAAACCGGGGCGAGACAACTCGCTGTAGAGAGGGAACTGCTGACCCAACCCGGCGATGATGTCTGCGGCAACGCCGGTGCCCTGCCCACCAGGGACCACGATGCTGATCTGGAACACACCGGTGAAGCCCCGGTGGTAGCCGCCCAAGTCGCTACTGGTAGTGCCAGCGGGCAGCGTGAAGCAGCGCAGATAGATGGCACCCGGCGTCGGTTCGAACGCCACATTCGTGTACGCGACCGGGATTCCCTTGGCCTTCGCCCAGACGTCCAGGCGAGCCTCGAACAGTTGCTGAATGATCTCGTGACTCATACCTGGTTCGCCCTGACGGCGGCCTCCACAATCTGCTGGAATTCGGCGATGGTCACCCGGACCATGCCAGCCGGCGCCTGGCTGGAGTGCCCGTACTCCAGCGGTACCGCATACGGCAGGTTGTTCACCAGGTAGGCGGTATCACCGAGCTTCAGCGGCTGGACCCCAGCGGTCACTGCAGAAATTGCCTTGCTGCCAGTCGGGTCGACGTCATCAATCTCCCCCTGTGCGGCCGTGCCAATGCTGAACTGCCAGTTGGCCCGAAAGCGCCCGCCAACATACCCGCGCCCGACCACCATCCCGTTGACGTCGAAGTTCTGGTCACGCTCCGCCTTGGTCAGCGGCTTCGCGTGCTTCACGCCTCGACGTAGCTTCCCGTTCCTGGTGAAGTTGCTCGGATTCAGGTTGATCAGGGTGTTGCGAATCGCAACGTTCTCGTCGTAGCGGTCCGCCGCAGCACTCGCTCGCTGGCGGTAGGCGACGTTCGCGGCCCACCGCTCCGGGTCACCGACTGGAGATTTCTCGATCACCTTGACGGACAGGTCCAACATGATCCGCTGGTAGATCGCATCGCCGGCAGCCAAGGCTTGGTCGCGGAACTGCGCCACCGCTGCAGCGAAGCTGCCCTGGAGCCCTGAGTAGTGTTGACGCATGCGAGAGCCGCGGGCCATAGGTCAATCCTCGATTACTCGCAGAGCATCCGCGCCATGCACGCCGAGATATCCCATCCATTCAGCCACGATCACGCGCATCAGTTCATCCCTATGATCGAGAGAGTCGACGGTCATGTTTCCTCTGGCGATCGACTCGAACACGGAAAGCGGAACGACATGAGCCTTGTTTGAGTGGGTCGTGATAGTAACGTGGGGGCGGCGGGTATCAAGGTCGATGATCTCGGCCATGCTACCTCCTCGCTTGCGCGACGAAGCCGATGGCCAGGCCGGCATAATTCCAGGCTTTCGCAGTCACCACCTTGAAGGCCTCGCCGTCGAACTCGATACGGTCGCCGTTCCTCGGCGCCGGCATGTCCTGCCCGCCGATCTGCACCGGCGACAGAATGATCTCGACATCACCCTGTTGGATCAGCGAGCCGTCGATAACCCGCACGTCGTAGTCCTGGCGCATGCCGGAACCATCGAAGCGGCGCTCGATGGTTGGACTTCCACCGGTCGCCGGGTCGTACTCGCCCTGCTCGAACTTGGTCAGGCGTAGCTCAAGCCCCTTACCGCCCTTGCTCCGCGGTGCCAGCATGCGTATGGCCATCGCCCGGGAACGGTCGTAGATATCGGCCATCAGCTCATCCTCGACACCCTGACGTTGAACATACCGCCGCCGACGGTCAGCGCCTCCAGAAGCCGATCCACTGCAACGTAGCGCGGCTGCCCCTGGTTCACCGGATCGGCGTAGACCGTGGTGAGGGGCCCCACCGTCTCGGATTTCACGGCGGAGGCCTGCTGTACCGTGTCCAGCGGCCCGTCGAGCGCCAGCAGGGCCAGTTCGCACGTTGCGGCCTGCAGTTTCCGGTTCGGCCAGGCCAAGCCGGTGCGTGGAAACTCCAGCGGCTGCTCCGGGTCGACCTTCGAGCCTCGGAATTGATAGCTGCGGTCGATGTAGTCGGTCGCCCTGATCAGTGCCGAGGAGCGGCTGTCATTGGAGGCCGACGCCCAGGTAGCATTGCCGCGCTGAGCGTGATACTCGGTAGCCTGGTCGACGGAGACGTAACTGTTGGCGCTTTCACCCTCAGTCACCACCGCCATTGGCTTTCTCCTCGGTCGCCTTCAGGAGCTCGCGCAGCGAATCGGGCGTGGCGCCTTCCGGCACCTCGACACCCAGTTCAACGAGACGCGCCAGCACCTGCTCGTCTCTCAACGGCGAGGGCTCCTGGGCCGCCTTCGCCTCGGCGAGCAGTTTCGCCAACGCAGCCTTGCCTGCGCGCCCATCGAACGCAACGCCAAGGGCCTTCAGGTCTGCCTTGATTTCGTCGAGGGTGGGATCACCGTCATGGATGCCCGGCGCCTTCGCAGCACCGTTGGTTTGCAGTTCGATCAGGTCGTAGGCCGCCGAGTATGCCCGCGGCACCTCGCCGGCCACCGCATCGGCCTGTTCGAGGAAGTCACCCTGGCGATAGGCGAGCGGGTCCCGGATCGTCAGCCCATTGCGTTGGGCGAAGTCCATCTGGTCCGAGGTCGCCGGGCCAGCTACGAACCACAGAATCTTCTTGGTCATTGTCCACCTCATGAAAAGGGGGGCCTGGCGGCCCCTCTGCGGTTACTTGCTCAGCACGAGAACGCCGGCGGTGTCCTTGACGCTGGTGGCGGTGCGCTCCCAGTTCGCCGCGGTGCCGATCGCGGTATCGTTCGGCGAAGCGCCGCCCGCACCGGTCTTCCAGGTGTAACCGAGCACGCCCAGGTTGTAGCTCCACTCGGCCTGGTAGACCGAACCCAGGTTCTCCTTGCCGGTGGTGCGGTTCAGAACAGCGTCGAAGTCGTTGTTGCCGGTCACCAGCACCGAGCTCTGCACCAGGCCCAGGGAGCGGAACGAAGCTGGGTTGGCCTCGGGGTCGGCGCCCGCCGGCACGATCAGCGAGTCGGCGTCGGTCACCACGAACAGGCGGCCGAACGGGTCGCGCATCACGTTCACGCCGTCGTAGGTGAACAGGTTCTCGGCGTTCGCAAGAGCGTTGTCGTAGAGATCGCTGACCACGCTGGAGTGGAACACCCAGGCCGCGATGGCGTTGGCGCGGTCGCCGAACTTGAACGCCGCCTTGTTCAGGGTGCGGAAGGTTGCGGTCTCGGTAGCGCTGCCATGGGTCGCGTCAGTGTGACCGCTGATTGCAGCCACCGCGCCGCGGATGGCGGTGTTCAGCATGTCCGCGACACGTGCCTTACCCAATTGCTCACCGATGGTCAGGGCCGCCAACGCCGGGTTCTGCAACACCCAGTTGTACTGGGCCGCTTCATACTCGATCGGTGGCGTGCCGGCGGCGACCTTCACCGCGGCGTTGAGCAACTGCGTCAGACGAGTCGCAGCCACATCGCCGTTGCCGTAGACGTTGCGGCGGCGCACCAGATTGGCGATCAGCTTGAAGCTGGCCTTGATGTCGAAGTCGCCCTGCGCCGGCGCGTTCTGCAAGACGATGGTGCCGGCGGATGCCTGGTTGAATTTGTCGATCGCCTGGGCGACGGTTTCGGTCAGAGCCGTGTAGGTCTGCTTGTTGAATACAGCGAGATCGAAAGCCATGTGGCCTCCTTACTTGATCGTTTCGAGGTAGGCGACCTTCTCGGCCTCGGTCTTGCAGTCGGCGAGCGACTTGGCCGTGCTGCCGGAGGGCTTGCCGCCCGGGGGCGTTCCGCCGCCGGAGTGGCCAGAGCCCTTCAGGATCTGGTCGCGGTAGGGGTACTGGTCGACGAGAATCTCCAGCGCTTCATCGAAATCGGCGGCCTCGCCGGGACGGGCCTTGCTGTACAGCTTGTTGCCGTGGGCGTCGTAGGCGACGACATTGCCGTCCTCGATCTTCAGGTGCTTACCGAACACGGACTGCACCATGTCGGCCGGAACAGCCAGGCGGTCGGCCACGAACTTCGAGCGGGAGAAGCTGCCGCCGATCTTCTCGGCGTAGAGCTGCTGCTCCAACTGCTCCGCGCGCGTGGTGGCCTCGGTCAGCTTGGTGTCGTAGGCCTTGCCGATTTCAGCCTTCACCTTCTCGATCTCGCCGGCATCCACCAGCTTCTTCGCGTCGAGGTTGGCGACTGTTTCCAGGGCTTTACGCGCTGCGGCCGGGTCCTCGATGCCTTCGAAGTCTTTTGCGATCTTCTCGGCCTTCTCCGCCCGCTCGCGGTGCTGCTTGGCCTCTCCGTTCAAGCGGGTGATGGTGGCTCGGGTACCGACCGCATCGAACACGATCTCCTTGCCGTCATCCTCCACGTAGACCGGCTTGCCATCCTGGACCTCGGCGTATTGCTTGCCATCGACTTCGACAGTCTTCAGTTTCATCTCGTCTTTCTCCGGCCATCCGGCCATTGCGATGGGCCATCCGGCCCGGAAGGCGCCCCGCTCCATCCGAAACGCAGGCATAAAAAAACCCGCCAAGGCGGGTCGTAGGTTGTAATTTGATGCGTTCCTACCGATTGCAAATGGAACTCAAGATGAGCACCACCACGAACTCACTATGGAATGCATTGAGCCCCTTGATTGCAGCAGCCATAGGGGGATTTGCCGCGTTGGGTGGCCAGCTGATAGCGACGAAATCGAGCGATCGCTCTATCGAACAAATTGCAGTCCAAAGTTGTATTCAGCGCATCGACACCCAGGAGGCGAAACTACGTGAGGTTGGCGAACGGCTCTTTGGAACACTCGGGGGCTTGATTGGAGCGTCGGTCGAAAACGATCAGCAATCCTTCAACAGTGCGGGCAAGGAGATCATCCGGGCCGCTTTCGAAGTGAATGCGTATGCTCCTCCCGAGCTCGCCCTTGCAGCCTTAACCATCGCGCAGCTGACACGACAGGGAATGACTGCAAGCACGCCAGAGCAGCAGGAAACAGCGATCCGAGCAGCATTGGCTGGCTACAGGCTCTGGCCCCAGCAGTACCGAGAGCAGATGGTCGAGTTCGATAAGCTGCGGCACTCCTGCGAGAGCAGCAGGTTAGCGAATTCCGACTGACTCCCTAAGTTGCGCCAGGCTCAGCGGGTTACCCCGCTGGTCCAACAGGTCGCTCAAGGTGATGACGCCTCGGCGCCAAAGGTCGGCGCGGCCGGGCCCCAGCTTCTCGTCCTGGAAGGCCTTCGACTTACCCTTGAGCCATGTCTCGAAGTTCAGACTGGCCGGCACCTGGCCGTCCATCGACGCCCGGGTGCTCTTCACCTCGTCGACGTCGATACCTAGCTCACGCATCGTCTTGAGCCAAGGCAGAGTGGCACTGCGACACCCCCAGTGCCGCGGGCAACCTTGCTTGTACGGCAGCGAGTGCCCCACAGGTCTGAACTGCAGATCCCAGGTCTTCTGGTCGTAGACCATGCAGATTTCAGTGGTGTGCGAGTCCAGGGTGCTGAGCTGGCGATACCCTTTCACCGGGCCATTCTCGCCAGAATTGGCCTTGTAGACCTCCATCCTGGCGCCATTGGCCACCGCTTGGGCGCTGTTGTGGACCAAGGTCCGAGCCGCGCGCTTGCTGACATCCATGAAGCCCTTCACCGGCGGTTGGTCGCCCCGAGCCCGGCGGCCGACGATCTGGGTGACCATCTGTTCCGTGGTCTCGCCATTCACGAAGCCATTGCGCACCACACCGGAGAACCGAAACGATACATCCGCAGCCTGCTTGAGCCACCATTGCTTGGTAGGCGCGCCCTCGATGAGCGTATTCGCAACCACGGCGCTGAGTCGGTTCTTGCCGACGCCGAGCATGATTGGCCGGCTCACCAGGCTGTTGACTGAGCTCGACGCGAAGCCTCCTTCGATGACCGCGAGTTGCCGCAGATTGGCATCATGCGCTGCAGCGATCTCGGTGTACTGCGCCTTGATTGCCTTAGCCGCCTCGTCGAGGATCGCGTTGACCTCCTTGACGTTCTTCAACGGCAACCGGCGGCCCTGCAGCAGCTTCACCAGCTCCTCGGCGAGTTCGGTAATCTTCTCCTCGACTTCCTTCGACATGCCCGCCGTGGTCCTGATCAGATCGATACCATGGTCGGTATACAGCTCCGCCAGCAGCACCTCCAAGCGAGTCATATCGCAGGCTCCTGGTTGCGGATCCGCTCCTGCTCCGACTCCCAGTCCAGGTCCTCGGCAAGCATGCCGCGGCGCTGGGCCTCGTTGAACAGGGTCTGGTCTGACAACGAGCCGCCGTCACGCATGCGCTGCAGCACACCCATGGTCTCAGCCGGAGCATAATCCGGGTCGAGATTCGGCTGGAGCTGCACGGTGCCGCCCTCGGCGCGGTTGTTCAGTGCGAGGGAGAAGTACGACAGGAACAGCACTAGGCTGTCCTGCAGGCCCTGGCACATCATCGCCAGTTTGCTGGTCTCCTTCGCCGATTCCTCACCAGACTGCTTCGCAGTCATGACTTGGGTGGACTTCTCCACCAGCTTCGCACCGGCCTGCCGCATCTCCTCTTGCAGTGAGTCAAGTTGTTCCCGCGCGGTCTTGATGGCAGCGCCGGTGTGCTCGACGTACTTCATGTCGGCTTCCCGAGGCAACTTCACAGCGGAGCGCGCACCGATGGCCAGTTCATCGCCGGAGTCGACGCCAGTCATCACCAGGATCGGCACGCAGGCGACATCAACCAGACTGTCCAGGGAGGACTGGAGCCACCAGTGCTTTGCCACCAGGTGGGCGAGTTCGAGCAGCGGTGGCTTCGCCGTGAGGAATCCGGTACGCGCGGTGTAATACGGCACCAAGGGGATGAAGCCGAGCGTGTTCGGCGTGTCCGACACCATCTCCCACCCGTCCTTGCCCTCTTCGAACACTCGATGCCGGTGGGGCTCGATCACGCGGATCTGCTCAACGGACTCGTCGGTGAACTCGTCCACCTCCTCCACCCGGCACGTCCGGAAGCGGAACTGGGTCAGGCTGTCGATACCAGCAACCTTGCCGGTCTTCCACCCCAGCACCTGGCCAGGCTCGATCAGCACCCCGTAGGGCCTGAAGCCGGCCTGTTGCTCGGCCTGTCGTGTGTTCGGCAGATCCTCTGGCCGTTGCGGTATCTCGACCAGGGCGAACTTCAGGCCATACTCCAGCCCGCCGCGGAACCAGTCCTGGGCGAACACCTGCAGATCACGTCCCTCCGTATCCACGTCGGTCAGCAGGTCGGCGATCTCCTGCGGCACGTCATCACCGATCACGACCGGCTTCGCAAACACTCGCCCCACCATGGCGCCGACCGTTTCCTCGAACGCGGGGTGCAGCGTCGCCAGCTTCAGCCGCGCTTCATAATCCTCCCTCGTCTCGAGCTGCCGCTTGGGCAGATACGCCTCCCCCGCCTCGCGCATGGCCGAGGTGCCGCCCTTGATGCAATCGATCAGCTTCCAGTGCTCGCGCATCTCCTCGACAGCGGCGCAGCACTGGCAAACGGAATCGCTCATTGTCAGAACCTCAGGGTGGTAACAACGGCCGCAGGTCGCTCGACCGGGAATTCCTTGTGAATGAAGTAGCCCGCCGCATCGTTGGGGTGGTCGATGTCGGCCGACTTGTCCGGCTCGCCGTTTGTGCCCCACACCTGCTGTTCCAGGGCGTCGGCATAGGTCGGGCACCGGTCGGGGTTGACCCGATACCGCCGCTCGCCCTTGGCGTTGCAGAACATGGCGTTCATGGAGTTGATCCGGTCCTTGACCGGTGGGTTGGCGGCGGGCGCCGAGACGACGAAGCCGGCCTGCTTGAGCAGCGCGATATCGGTCTCGCTGGCCCGTACCGATTTGCGCGAGTCGCCGGAGGCGTCGGGGTAGATCCTGATCTGGCGGGTAGGCCGATATTCGCCGTCGGCGTACAGCCAGAACCGCTCCTTGATCTGGCGGATCATGTCCGGGGTGTCGTACCCGTTGACGATCTCGTCGACCGCATGCGGCAGGCCCAGGCGCTTCACATGCACCACGGCGGCCATCTTGCCGACGTTGAAGTCCATGCCCACGAACAGCGTTTCGCCGGGCTGTACGGTCTCCTGCGAGGCGTTGAGGGTGCGGTCGTAGGCGGTGTAGATCGTGCCCGACGTCAGGTTGACGAACTGGCCGCGCAGGTACGCCGCGATCAGCTGCTCGGGGTAATCACCCAGCAGAGAGTCGATGTAATCGTCGGGTAGGTTCGCCTCGTTGTCGTACGTGCTGGCCTGAATCATCCCGTATCGATCACGGAGCTCCGGCTTCTCACGCAGCTGCTTGACGAACTGCTGGTGGACGAACTTGAAGCCCTCGGGGGTTGTCGCGACGTCCACCCCGTTACGCAGGCCATCCACCTTGTAGCGCATCCGCGCGATGATCTTGCGCCAGGCATGCTGCGCTTTAACCTTGGCGAGCACGTCCAGTTCGTCGACCAGGGCATGGCCGATCTTGAAGCCGACGATGGTCTGCGGCTTCTCCATGGAGCGGCAGATGGTGGTGCTGCGGTACTGGCGGCCGGCGTAGAAGTCGACTTCCTTGTCGCTCTCTTTCAGTCGAACCCGAAGCCCCCAGTCAGCGGCCACTTCCTCGATGGTCGGGAAGAAAATGTCCTTGATCTGGGCGTAGGTCGGCGCGAAGTAACCTGAGTTGATTCCAGGCCATTCCCAAACGTGTTTGCAGATACCTGCCGAACCCACCCAAGTCTTGCCAGAGCCGAAGCCGGCGACGAACGCCCTGAACTTGTGCGGTAGCGCGATGAATTTCCCTTGTGGGACGTTAAGCCTCGGCATCACGCACCCTCGCGTCGACAATCTCGACTTCTACCCGCGTGGGTGGAACCTGCTCGCTTCCTCCTTCGGCTTTCGCCTGGCGGTTGACGTAGACATCGCCGACCTCCTTGGCTGCCTGCTCCAGAATCTGGATGGCGAGGCCCATGTTCCTCATGCCCTCGGCCCGCTCAGCCATCCGACCGAGCGCGCGGAGACGATAGGCACGGTTTGCAATGGGGATTTCAGCAGTCTCCTCACGGAAGCGCTTTCGGGTGTCGTGAAACAACGTAACCCAGCGCTTGGCCAGCCCCTTGCCAGCAGCCTTTGTGGGATCGTGGGACTCCACCTGCTGACGGGTGACCACGATTCCGAAATCGTTCTTGACGGCCTCGACCACCTGGGATGGCGTGTCAAAGCACGCCAGAGCCTGAACGATGAAGCTCTTCAGCTCGCTGTTCAGTGCAGCCATGGGATGGGTTCCGTCTAGAGCCTGTCTAAATCACGCCAACTTCAGCAGGCAGGTTCCGCAGGCCCTCGAAATGTTAATTTTTGCCATCTCTGGAGGCCTGCTAGCAGCGTCGATGAGATGCTGCACGTCCTTGCTTGGGCCGTGATCGGGGTTATGAATGCTGCCGGTGTCAGCAAGGATTTCACTCTGTACCCAGTCCCATACTTCCGTAGCGGGATCGAGGATCATGTATGGGGAATTCAGCAGATCAGGTGGAGGTAGGGGTTTGCGCATTAGTGCTCTGGCCTTGAATTTGTTCGTCGTCGCCTTGATATGCCATTCGGGAGCATCAAGGGCAGGCACTCCAGTCAAGTTCAGAGACAATCTATGAATAATCAGACCAAACCAACACCCGCGGAAGTTGAGTCCACCCTCACCGAAGCGACGGCACAATACATAGCGGCATCCGTTGTATTGTCTGCGCCTGAGAAATTCACACAGCGTGAACTCGCTCAAGCCAAAAAACACTACGAGGCAGCCGAAGAACTCCTCGAGTCCCTCGGTTACAGCACCAAAGAAACCTCATTCGTGGAGCCGGATCCTAGCGTCCCAAGCTTTCTAGTGACATTGTCAGGTAAAGAGGCTCGCATACCACGCAAAGACGGAAAGCAGGCCTGGATTATCCCTCCAGCTTGCTATCTCGAGATCCTTGAATGCCAGTACCCTAGCTACAAAAAATAACCTCCGCTGATGCTCCCTTGTGCCGCACTCACCTGCGGCACATCTACCCTTCCCCGACATCCCGAAGCACATCGACCAACTGCTGCTCCGCCAACCGGAACAGAGCCATGGGGCGGATCCGGTGCAGGTAGTCGCACGCAGCGATCACCACCAACATGCCCAGGAAGGCATTGGCGCCGACCAGTACTGAAATCAGGGTCGAGCTCATCAGGTAGCTCCTTTGGTTCCGAACTGACCCACAAGCGACTTCAGTGCCAGGATGTTCTTCAGTAGAAGCGGAGCATCCATCAGTGCACCCTCAGAATGTGGGCCAGATTCCCCCGCGCACGACACACAAGACCGAGCAGGATCGCTAGCACCAGGGTCAGCCAGGGGGAGACAGGGTTCAACCTGTAGCCGTGGAGCGCATCAAGCATCACGCTCAGGGCGAAGCATCCACTGCCTACGCATAGAAGGTAGGCGAGCCAGGAAACGCCCCGACGATACCTAGAGCCTTGCCGGCGGTATGTCGCCAGCCTCATGCAGATGGCGCCGCAGATCATCGCAGCCACCAGAGTCCAAGGGTCAACCATTACGACCTCCAAATCGGTCCGCAATGAAGCGGAGCCAACCAGGCGTCTTCCCCCCCTGCACCCACTCCAGCAAACTGGTGCCCACTGCGACGCAGAACAATGCCCCGCCACACGCGACCAGGCCCGATGTTCTGGCCCATTCTCGCCCGATGACTTCGCCGGCGACGTAGTAGCCAACGATCCAGGACACGACGAAGTAACCGAGGCGCGCCCAGGCCGAAATATCCTTGGCGTACACCACGAAGAAGATCGCCCCAGCAAAAGCACCGATCACCGCATTGGCATCAATGCCAGGGATCAATGCAGACGCACCAATACCGACCAGGCCGGCTGCTGCTACCGCACCACTTGGCTCGGCCATACCTATTACTCCTGAGGTGAATCAGCCTAGACGCGAACCTAAGCGCTAGAATGCCTACTCCAGCGGACAACGACAGGAGTGGATATGAACAACGAAGTCGCGAACAGCCAGTCGATAATCCTCAACGCGCTGATCGCCGCGCTGCGGAACTCAGGCAACTTGGATGTTGAGACCTTCAAAAAGAAGATCCAAGAGCAAACCGCCCCGGGGACAAATAGTGGCTTCCACCAAGGCACGATCGACGTGGCCATACACATTGCAGAGGGTGGAAAGTAAAACGTGCTGCTGGTAGCACTGCGTTCCCGGGGCGAAACGAAAAAACCCGGCGCTAAGGCCGGGTTTTCGGGGGAATCTGTTGATTGGGTGCAACTGTGCACAATGGCAAAACGATACCCAAATGCTCGCCAAATCGTCAAGCGACCCGTTTCAGGCGCTCCCGCTGGGCCCAATAGGCCGCCACGCGGTCATGGTAGCGCTGATGGACACTGGGGCATTCCAGGATGTCCTCGCCCCACTCCTCCCGGTATGCCTCCCCGTACCGCTTCATCCTCGCCGCCCACCGCGCCAGTTGCTGGTCCGACATCCCGCGCAGGCGTTCGGCCAGGCGCTGCTGGTGATGGTCCCGGCGCTCGGCGTAGGCCTCTGCGCGCTGCACCGCCACCGTATCGCGGTCAACCTGATGCCAGCGCCAGCCCGGCCCCTTCCGTAGGCCGCTCTGCTTCGCCACCACCTCGGCGACCGGCCTCAGCGCCTGGGCGTCGAGCCGGTCGACGTGGCGCGCCAGCCGCTCCCAGGTGCTGGCGTAGTCCCGAGCCCAGTGGCTGGGATCGATCCGACAGCCGAGGCGCTCCTCGATGAACAGGCAGACCTCGCCCGGGCGCAGTGTGTCGCGGCCATTCACCGCCCGCTTGTGCGAGTTGATCGCCGCCAGCGCCATCCAGTAAGCCCGCTCGCCCTGGCGCTGGGTCAGTTGGCCGAGCCCGGAGCCGATCCAGACCAGGCCGTGGGCGATCGCCACATCGTCACCGGTGGCCAGCGGCGAGTACAGCGTGTGGCCGAAGTGCTGCAGCGGCTTCGGCAGCGAGCGGATGGCAGCCTGCACCAGGCCGGCGGCAAGCATGTGGGCGCTACGCCCATTGGTGTCCTTGCGGTCCGGGTGCGTCTCGTTGGCCACCCGCCCCTTCTTGCCCAGCGCGGCCTTGTCGGCCGCCACCGCCAGCACTGAGCTCCGACTCTCGTAAAAGGCGTCGTGCCACGCCTGGCGCGCGCTGATCAGTCTCATTTCGACTCTCCCCTGTAGTTTCCTGTAGTCACTGCTCGCCCTCGAGGAGAGGGACGACTTTCACTCGCACGCCCGGCGTTTCGCCGTAGCGCTTCCCCACCACTGCCTTCACGACCTGGACGTCGTCCTTCCAGACGACGCCGTTCAGGCCGTCGTAGATCGCTTTGATCACGTTGTCCATATCGGGCTTCTTGGTGGGGTACAGGCCGCCGGCCAGCGCCAGCGACTTCCGCTTTTTCGACATCGATTGAGGAATGCTCAGCGCGATGTCGAGCTCGACCAGCACTGGGCCCTCGAACAGCGCGCGACCTGCCATGGCCTGCTGTCCGCTGTGAGCGATCAGCCCCTCGTAGTTCGCCGTCTTCGCCGGCGTGAACATCCTGGCGTGGGCACCGACGCGACCGATACGCGGTCTTCCCTTCCCTACCGGCTCGCCGGGTACGGTGAACATCACCGGGCGGAAGTCATGCATCACGGCGCACCTCCGGCGCTTTCCGGCGCATCTTGGCCAGCAGCAGTTCCCGCGCCTGGGCGCCACTGAGACCATCCAGCCCCTGGGCTTGCATCCGGTGGAGCAGTTGCTGCTCGGCAAGCTCATCGGCGCGCTGCAGCTCTGACTTCTGGCTGTCGTGGCCAATCGCCTTGGCGACCTTTCCGTCCAGCGGCTCACCAGCCTCGAGGCGTCGGACCACTACGGCATAGTGATGCTCGAACTCAGCGCGAAGTCGCTTGTCGCCGTACTGGGCCCGACGAAGCTCGAACAGGCCTGTGAGTTCGGCAGCCACCTTCACGACCTTGTGGCTGTAGCGCTGCTCCAAGGCTTCGTACCAGGCGCCCTCGGCGCTCGGCAAACCGTCGACCTTGCGGCACAGCCGCAGGAACTCCTTGAGGCTCGGAGGAAAGTCCTGATCCAGCACCATCCGCTGGAGGCCTCGGTCGACCTGCATGTCGCTCAGGTGCTTGATACCGGTCAGCCAGACTCGCTTGGCGAGCGTCTCCGCACGACGTTCCCCGTAGTGCTTCTCGTACCAAGCCGGATAGCTGGTTTTGAGGGTGGCGAACACGCGCTTCACCGCCCTGCGCGCCTGGGCGTCAAGTTCGACCAGATTCTCGATCTGCGGCTCACCAGTCGTCGTCGTGGAGGATGTCAACAGCGTTGCGCGAACGTCGTGCAGCGGGTCGCTGACGTGCTTGGGCGTTTCGTCCATCGGTTTGCTCATGGCGGTGCTCCGCATGCGGTGCTGTTGCCATCCGGTGGCGCTCCAGCAAGAGTTCATCGAGAAAATTTCGGTAGTACAGGGGGGAGTCAGGCGGGGCGCCGAGCTTGGCTTCGGCGATCTCCATTGCCGCGAGCATCTGTTCCGCGGTGACACCGCGCTCGACCCAAGAGGCGAACAGCGGCATGGTCCTGGCGGTCTGCACCGTGTGGATCTGGAATCCGCGCTCGCGGATGAAGAACTGGCACCACTGTCCCGCAGTGGCCGGATCAGCTGGGCATTCGCGCACGCACGCGTTAGGTACGGTACGGTTATTACCGGATACCGGAAGTAGGTTGCTGCTCGGCACCTGCTCAAGAAATAACCCGGTTGTAGCTTGCCCTTTCGAATCACTAGAACCCCCGTATTCACTGGGGTCAGGCTGACTCTTTGGAGGTTGCTGCTCTGGTTGTAGCTTGGTTGTAGCTTGGTTGTAGCTCTTTTGGTCGGACTGGTCCCGGCGCGCGTGGGGGAACTCAAAAACGAGCGGTCCGATGACCTTAATGGCCCCAAGCTTCTCTAGGCGACGAACCGCTGAGCGCCCCTGCTCACGTGTATACGGTTTCGGTTTCGCGCGGCCAGGTATCGGGTCCACAACGAACCCTTCGCGCAGCACGATTTCGTTGATGAGCGTCTTTTGCCCAGCAATACCAGTGGCGAAGTCCATACGGCGCTTCAAGGCCACATAGAGCTTCAGGAGCTCTGCCGGCTCACCAGCAAGGATCTCCCACTCCGCATCGTTGAGTAGAACAGCGGTCATCTTCGGGCAACCAACAACCTATGGCACACTCCGGCCACAGGCGATCCCAATCGGAGTACAGCAGTAGTGGACGATGAAACCGATCTGCACATCCAACTCGCATACGATGTCGCATCGAGTGCCCTGGAGGAAGCCAATGCCGCCAACGACCTGCTGGTGATCCTGCTCCAGGCCGTTATGGCTACGCAGCCTGAAGCCACGAACCGGTTCCACCAGGCTGTGCACGACGCGCTGAACTCGACAGAACTCATTCGCAGCGACGCCTTCGAGAACAATGCTCGCCGGCTATGCGGGCTCATCGACGGCTCCTGCCCCACTCCATACTTCAACTCGCTGTTTCCGCGCAGTAGTGGAGCGCCGAACCAGCCCAAACGACCCACCCTCAAGGTCGTCCAGAAGTTGGAACCGAAGCCGAAGTAGCCACCAATACGCATCAGCAGTTGATGCGGCTCGTCGAAGAGCGCATCCCACTCCTCGTCGTTGATCTGGAAGGACGGCACGGCTACCCCTGAACAAGGCGCGGCCGGCGCATCTGGTCGATCATCCGCAGCGCCTCATCTGTCGCCGCCCTGGATTCGGAGAGCTCTCGGTGGGCCTCCTGCAGTTCCTGGTCATCGGCGCCGTCGACGAGGTTGGCAACGGCCTGCTGCGCCTCACCGTTCTCCTTGATGAGCGTCCGGAGCATGCAGAGCACCTCCGGCCGCTGGCCGGCATCGCCGCCGATCAAGCGCACCGACACGCCCAGCGGCGTCAGGATGTCGCCCAGGGCCTGGACCTTCAGATCAGTCGGCAGCGCGGCGAGGATGCTGGGTACGAAGTTCGCCGGCACCAGGTTGGTGTCCTTGGTTCCGTCGTCAAGCCAACGGAACACGCGGTCGGCGTTGACCTTCATCCGCTCGGTTGTATCGCGCGTTGGCGGGTCGAAGATGATGCCGGTGACCAGCGCTCCCTGGATGCGTTCGTGCGCCTCCACGATGTGCTGGACGACGGTCTCGCGGCTCCACCCCTCTCGGCGGCGCCATTGGTTCACCACGCCGAGCAGCGTGGAAATCAGGGTATGCGATTCGCTTCGCATGACGTTCAGCCCTCCCGGCCGGTAGATTGGTCGGGATCAAGCAACGACGCTATTTGCAACGGGACGAGCACAGAGTTCCTTGGCGGTCACGGCACCACCAGTCAGCTCTTCTGCTTTGAAGGCCAGATCGGCGCGCATTACGTAGATGCCCGCCAACCAATACGAAACCGCAGCCTGGGAAACCCCCAAGGCCTTGGCCGTCTTCGTCTGGTCGCCGAAGTAAGAAACAAGCTTTTCGATGGGGGTCATTTCTATGGACCTTCTAGATAAGCATACTTATATGGTATGAATAAGGAGGCTTATTTGCAAGTCCATAAGGGCGCTTATAGATTGCTCCGGATGAGCGCACTCAAAGACCGAATCAAGCTAGCCCGCAAGCACGCGGACCTTACCCAGCGACAGCTAGCAGAAGCTGTGGGCGTTTCGCAGCCTGTGATCTCCCAGCTTGAGAAAGGCGAGAATTTGCAGAGTGTTCATCTTCTGAAGATAGCGAACGTTTGTGGGGTCGATCCGGAATGGCTGGCGGAAGGAACTGGTCGGCCGCCCGGGTTTTCTGCCCGAGAGCCCAGCGCCGAGTATCAAGCAGCGTCGTCTACTGCTGACATCGTCCGCAGCATGCTGGCAAGCAAGGCGGCGCAGAAGCTTTCAGCGGAAGCGAGGGAGAGAATTCTTAACGCCGCCGAGAGTGATGCGGGCCCAGCCGAAAGCAACGTGATTCACGCCGACTTCAGCCGCACCACCCTGGTGAAAGGAAATACGATCTCGATCGCCCAGTACGACGTGCGCGCTGCCATGGGCGGCGGCCAGGTGCCGGCCGAGTACCGTGAGTTCGTCAGGAATCTGGTGGTCGACAAGGTCCAGTTGGATGACCTCGGCCTGAAGTACACCGATGCGACCAACCTCAAGATCATCACCGGATGGGGCCAGAGCATGCTGGGCACCATCGAGGACAAGTCCCCGATCCTCGTCGACGTGGGCATCACCGACTTCGTCGAGGAAGGCGTCTACGTCTTCACCTGGCTGCAGCACCTGTTCGTGAAGCGGGTGCAGATTCATGATGCCGAGCACTACCTGCTGGTGTCGGACAACAAGTCCTTCGAGCCGCAGAAGGCCCGCATGGAGGACGTCCATTTCCAAGCCAAAGTGCTGGGAGCCTGGAATTTCAGAAAGCTATAAACGGATCACGGGAAGTCAATACAATCGGTGATCAGTAGAAGCCTCCCACCCGCGGGCTTTTTGTCCCGCCCCACCCTTGATAGATTCTCTCCGCCGGCCTGGGAAGACAGCAGTCCGGCACAGGCCGCGCCTCGACTCTAGCGCGGCTTGGTCCTACCACTTACGGACTCCAAGGAGGGCACATGAAACAATTCGCAAACCCCACTCCCATCGGCACTCTATTTGCCAACCGAGCAGTGGGCACTACTGTTGTGCAGATAGTCGCACCTGGAAACAACTTGTACGGTTTGGTCATCCGCACTCTATTTGCAAACTCCGCATCGGGCGTCATCGGCGTACAGGTATTTGCGGACACCGCTCCGCCGACGGAATACGGTGACAGCACGAAGCGCTTGATTTTCATCGGCACCCCCGTCCCATCTGTAGGGATACAATATCCGTTGTACGTGCCCCCAGGTCAGGGCATTTGGGCTATTGCCAATGGGAATGGCAGCATCAACATGACCTATGACCTACTGACGCCACCTCTCGGTTAAAAGACGCCACACCTCAAAAAGCCCGCAGAACGCGGGCTTTTTCTTCAATCTAGATCCGCTCCTCATGTAGACGCTGAACCACCATTTCGGGCTCCTGCACCAACTCGATTCCATCGACCACTTCAACCCCCTCCTCGTCTCCCGCCTCCCAGGTCAGCGTAACCACTCCATCCTCCCCCAGCGACATCTCGAGTCCATCGGTTTCAGCCAACTCCTCCAGCACCTGCTGCCAGGCCTCTTCCGAATCCCCCTGCGCCTTCCAGATCGACGCCCGGCGCTCCGCCTGAGCCCGCGGGCTACTGATCATCGCGGATACCCGGAGACGCACCTTCTCTACCGGCGAAACCTGTCCTTTCCCCTGGGTGTTCTTCTGCACAGTCATCCTCCAATTACTGTTTTTTTATACAGTATTTTCAATATCCCTAGAGGGAGCAAGCCCGAATTCGATAAGCGTCCATATCGAAATATAAGCAGGCTTATTGACACTCAAAATAAGCGTGCTTATATTCTGTATCACGCCAGCAACACACCGCTGGCCAGGCCGCAGCGAGCCAAGGCCTTGCCGACAGGCAGAACGGGTTCAGGGGGAGCCTCGCCCCGTGGCCAGCAGCGTAGATGGCCCTAGATCAAGGGAGAGCCAGTGGGCGAAGAGCCGCGACTGGCTGTCGGGACCTCAGGTCCCCCGAGAAAGTAGCCGCCCAGCCGGACGTGGCGCGTAACGTCGGCCAGTAACACCGATTTCCTCGATGCCCTTGGAAACAGGGGCATCAGGGAAGTCAACGAACACCAGCACGAAGGCCTATGAAAATAGGCACCGGCATCTGTAACGATGCTAAATCTTGCCTGTCCTACCAATCAGTGACGTAGATACTCTGAGCTTCACCAAAGCGCATTATCTCTCGCTCAAACTTCATACCGACGCGATTAAGTAGGCGGATTGATGCATCGTTCTTGCTTTGCGTTTCAGCAATCACCCTCTTCAAAGCCAAGGTGTCACTTGCATACTGCAACGCAAGGGTAAGTGCCTCAGTCGCGTACCCCATCCCACAGTGCTCTGGAAGCAACGCGTAAGAGACTTCTACGTCATTACCATCATGATGAGTATCTAACGAGATTACACCTGCAAACTGCTCGCCTTGCCTTGTTCTGATTGCCCAGAATGGAAGCTCTCTCTCGATTGAAACTTCTACCTGAGCTCGCCGCACCGCAACCTCCCGATCAACGGGACCTCCTAAATAGGCACGCACGTCCGGATTGGTGTACAACTCCACCAAGCCGGAAGTATCTTGCTCTTGAACATGGCTAAGATAAATAAGAGATTGCATAAATACCTCATGAGAAAACCCATCATCTTTTTCTATTTATACTAAATTTCTTGATCGAGGACTATCTGGTAGGAGCCTCGAACGAATCTCGATAGGCCTTGAAAGCCTCTATCGCATGCTCATTTCTATTATTTCCGTCAGAGTCATCGAGCATCCTTTCCTCTGGCGTCTTGCCTCCATAGTAGTCTTCGAACCAACCGAAGTACTGCAACCTGATAGAGCCAGGGTGAAACTTACTATCAAGCGCCTTCCACCAAGTCAAACAGGCTGGACAAGGTGGAAGCTCCGTGAAGCATATAATTGTTCGGACTCCTCGCGCATAGAGTTCTTTTCCGATAGGGCCGGGAGAATTCTGCATGCCAAGTATCATTATATTGGTAAGCGGAGGCTCCCAATTGGCCCTAACACATCGCTCCAAGGCAACCCGCTCGCTGTGGAGCCCAGCTGATCCAGCAGGGGTGCTTGAAGCCTTATGGTCTTTTCCAATTCGCGCATTGTTATTGTCAAGCAACCTTATTGCGCCGAAACATTTTCCCAACCTAATATCACCCGACCTTCCACGACCTTTTCGTGCTTTATAAGCGACAACATCAACCCCACGAAAATCAACGCCTTCAACATCGAGCGGCTCGAAGCTAATCACCATATCGACAACCTCCCTGTTGTGCTCGCACCAATATATACGCACCAACTCAGGGATTCATTGTAGTCATAATCAAGACCACCCATAGAACAAAAAACCAGCAGCATAATTCTCATTTGAAATAAATCCCTTTCCCCCTCCCGCTTGCAGTTTCCAATGCGGGCGACCGACGTCTACCACTGCGAACCGAGATAGATCGGTTGCTCTCGAAATCCCCCGAACGGAGTTACGCCATGTTGATCTTGACCCGCCGCCCCGGCGAAACCCTGCATATCGGCGACAACATCACCGTCACGGTCCTCGGCAGCCAAGGCGACCAGGTGCGCCTCGGCATCACCGCCCCGGACGACGTCGCCATCCACCGCTCCGAGATCTACCAGCAGATCGGCAACGTCCGTCCTGTGCCGCCGGCGGAGTTGGTCGAGGCCTGGAACCGAGAGCACCCGGCGCCAGCGCTGATCGAGTACCGGCCGTACCGCGGGGCCGAACCGCAGCGCACCCGCACCGTCGGCCGGGCCAGTGTTTCGCTCGGCGGGGCGGCGGTTATCTGGATCGAAGGGCAATCGGCGCCGGTCGCGTTGCGGGCCTGCACCGCGATCTCCTGACTTCGGCGCCTGGCCCATTGCAGGGCGTTTAACCCACGGCGAGCGCCCGCCGGTCCAACGGCGCGCACAACGGAGGATCTCGACATGTAGCCCAGCCCCAACGGCAGATCGCCAACATGCGGTCGAGCCTGTACCCAACCGCTTTCACATAGGGCGGTGCATGTAAGTGGAGACAGGGCGCTTGGCGGCGCCCTTCTCTTTCCTGCTCCTGGCACGGCCAGGGCGCAGCGGAGAGTGATCTGCCGATTGAATAGCGCAGCCACCTCGGGCTGGACAGCGAACCGATAACGCGGAAGGGATACCGACTGGCGATTGGATCGGACGAGACAGATCACTCCCCGCTGCGCATGCAGCGTTCCCCCTCTTCGCCCGGCTCCGGCCGGGCTTTTTTCGAGCGTTTCCGCATGCCGACGCATCGCCGGCAGCCGAAAGCGCTCCCGCCCCTCGGCCAGGGGCTCTCTCTCAAAGGACCGAATCATGACCCGCAAGAAGAAGACCGAGGTTGAAGAGATCGTCACCGCCTACAAGGGGTTCAAGCAAGACCTGACCTGTCGCGGCTACCAGTTCGAGATCGGCGGCACCTACAAGCACGAGGGCGAAGTAGAGGCATGCGCCTCAGGCTTCCACTCCTGCGAGTACCCCCTTGATGTCTTCGGCTACTACGCCCCAGGCGACAGCCGATTCGCCATCGTGAAGGCTTCGGGACAACTGAGCCGTCACGACGATGACAGCAAGATCGCCAGCGCCACCCTGGTGGTGGAGGCGGAAATCAGCATGCCGACCATGATCTCGAAAGCCATCGACTGGATCATGGCTCGGTTGGACAGCTCGGTTGAGCAGACAGTGGTGGGCGACACCGCCAGCAACACCGGCGACTACTCGGCAGCCAGCAACACCGGCGACTGCTCGGCAGCCAGCAACACCGGCAACCGCTCGGCAGCCAGCAACACCGGCAACCGCTCGGCAGCCAGCAACACCGGCAACTACTCGGCAGCCAGCAACACCGGCGACTACTCGGCAGCC